CGGGTGAACGGTGACGGCGTCGTCACTCCGCTGCCCTTCATCGCCGCCGCCCTGGGTACCGCCCTGATCGAGGCAGGCTTCCCCTCCGTGGGCGTCCACCTCGATGTCAGCACCTGCAGCGATGCCGAGCAGCTCGCTGCAGACCTGCAGCGTGTGGGCGAGCGCACCGAACGCATGCTGCGCAAGGCTGACTCGGCCTTGGCTGCTCCGGCCGATGACGAAGACGACGACCTGGGCGAGGAGTTCTGACATGGCTTTCAACCCTGACACCCACGCAGAGACCCTCTTCGGCGGCACCACCCATGCCAGGCCTGCCCCGGCTCAACGCTCCCTACTCGGGCCGGATGACGCTCTGGCAGCCCGTCTCTACGACGACACCGACACCCCAGCCAAGCACAACGCCCAGCGTGAGGTGCTGGATGTGAATGACGATCACGCTGTTGCCGCCCGCATGTACGACGCGCAAGCGTCCTACCGCGAGAGCCTGCCGGATCGCCTGGTAGACGAGTGGGGCGTGATCGAGGCCGATCAGCGTGAAGCCGTGCTCGAGCAGATCGCGGAGTACCGCGACCTCGCCGGCGAGCTGCAGATCGGCAACGGGCAGGTCGAGGAGCTGCTCGGCATGCAGCAGCAGTTCGACGAGGTGACCGAGGACCAGGCTGAGGCCTGGCGCGCCGAGTCGCAGCAGTCCCTGGTGCGGGAACATGGCGGCGCCAAGGCCTCCGAGCTGCTGGCTGATGCCCGCGCACTTGTTCAGCAGAACCCGCGGCTCCGGGCCTTCCTCGACGAGGGCGCCCGCGGTAACCACCCGACGGTGGTGCGCATGGTGATCGACCTCGCCCGCCGCGAGAAGCTCGCCGGCCGCCTGAAGGGAGGCCGCTGATATGGCTGCTCTGGAACTGATCCTGCCTCTTTGCTTCTGCGTCGTCGCCCTGCTCGAGGAACTGGCATGACCATCGACATCGAAACCGATAAGCCTGAGTGCATGGAAGAGGCTGCCCTCAGCATGGCCGTGGCCTTCGACAAGGCGGCTGCGATCCTGGGCCTGGTGGACGCAGGCGACCGCGAGGGGCGGCTCGAGCTACGCCTGAAAGCCTACGACCTGCTCGCCGGCGCCCGCCGCCGGCAGGCCGTTCATCACCTGGCGGCTGACCTCGACGCGGAAATCAACAAGCAGGCCAAAGCGGAGCCGTTCGCCACCGGCGAGACGCTGGGCTTCTTCCCCAAGGCTGCGCGGAGGCCGCACTGAATGGCGCGCGAGTATGTCGGCCTCACGGAGGCCAGCAAACGCTGCGCAGAGACTCACCCAAGGGCCGTCTTGAGCGACCGAGAGGTCGACCAAGTGCGCGAGCTGCACGAGGAGCACGGCCTCAGCTACACCAAGCTGGCCGAGAAGTTCGGGGTCAGCCGCTCGACCATTCGGGACATCTGCAAGTACCGCCGCCGGGTGTCTTACCCGGTGCGCTGGAAGCGCGTGGAGGAGAAGCCTTAGCCATGACCCACACCCCAACCAGGCTGGTGGCCGTCGAAACGAACGCCACCGGCCGCCCGGTCAACGAGTCGCACAAATGGTGCCGCTGGCCCGATGAGGTCGTCGACCAGGCCCGCGCTCTGCGCGCCGAGGGAATGACCTGCGAGCAAATCAGCGTCCAGCTCGGCGTGCCGCGCCGCACGGTCAACGGCTGGCTCATCGGCCAGCGCCGCAAGCCCACCGCCCGTCTGATGATGGTTCGCCGCCGAATTTCCGAGGTAGTCCATGAGTGAACAACAAGTAGAACGGGCAGAGGGCGGTCGCTTTCTGCCAGGCCAGGCGCCGAAGAGCCCAGGCCGACCGCGCGGCCCCAGCGCTGCGGAGCAAGTGCGGGCGCTCATCGAGCCGCACCGCGCGGAGATCATCGCCAAGGCGGTGGAACTCGCCAAGCTGGGTGACCCCCAGGCCCTGAAGCTCTGCCTCGAGCGCCTGGCGCCCACCCCACGCCCGGAGGCCGAGATGGTTGTTGTGCCTGGCCTGGCAGCTGCCCCCACTCTCCAAGCCAAGGCACAAGCCATCATGGCTGCTGTGGCCGGTGGGCAGATTTCCGCCGAAGCCGGCGACAAGCTCCTGCGCATGCTCGACACCTACGGCAAGGCGGTAGTGCTCACAGAGATGGAGCAGCGACTGGCCGCCGTCGAAGGCCAACCGCCGAGGAAGGTTCCAGCGCTGCTGGACAACGACACAGGAGACCTCGTATGAGCCAAGCACTCGAGCGGCGCCTGGCGAAGGCCGAGGCCGCCAAGAGCAGCGCTGGCGACTTGCGCCAGCAGATCCACTACGCCCGACAGAACCCGCTCAAGCCGATCCACACCTGTGCCGATCTGCTGGCGCTGGCCGAGCAGGGTGATACCGCTGGACGCGTCGCCCGCGGCTGGCTGCGCATCGGTTTCGTCGCCGGCTCACGCCCGCGCGGGCCAATGCCGGCGATCTCCCCGGAGACCGTGCTGCCGGCGATGGCTGCCTACCTCTACGACAAGCCGCTGGCCTTCGTGCTGTTCGCCTTCGACTGGGATCGAGACCCCTCGCTCCAGGTGGTCAAGCTGCCGGAGCCCTGGTCCGATGGCTACGACTCCGAGTTCGGCCCCGACACCTGGGCGTGCAATCTGCTCGACCACATCGGCGGCGAAGTCGCACAGCGGGCTTTCAACGGCCGCGATGCAGTCGATGCGATCCGCTGTGCGGTCAGCTCAGGCCACGGCATTGGCAAGTCGGCGTTCACCGGCTGGCTGATCAACTGGATCATGGCCACTCGGCCCAACGCCCGCGGCGTGGTGACCGCGAACACCGCACCGCAGCTCGAATCGAAGACTTGGTCCGAACTGGCCAAGTGGACAAAGCGCAGCCTGTTTGGTGACTGGTTCAACGTGACAACCGGCCGGGGCTCCATGCGGATGGTCGCCGCGGGTTTTGAGGAGTCCTGGCGCTGTGACGCCCAGACCTGTCGCGAGGAGAACAGCGAGAGCTTCGCCGGCCTGCACGCCGCAGACTCAACCCCGTTCTACCTGTTCGACGAGGCCTCGGCGATCCCCGCCAAGATCTGGGAGGTTGCCCAAGGCGGTATGACCGACGGTGAGCCGATGTGGTTTGCATTCGGCAACCCGACTCGCCTGGGGACCACCTTCTACGACGCCTTCACCACGGCCAGCCACCGCTGGCACACGCAGGTGGTCGACAGCCGCACCGTCCAGATCACCAACAAGCAGCAGATCCAGAACTGGATCGACGACTTCGGCATCGACTCCGACTTCGTGAAGGTCCGCGTGCGGGGCGTTTTCCCCAGCGCCAGCAGCCTGCAGTTCATCCCGCATGATCTGGTCGAGGATGCGATGGAGCGAGAGGTCGAGGTCTCGCGGGACGAGGCGGTGATCGTCGGTGTGGACGTGGCACGATTCGGTGGCGACCGATCCTGCATCTTCACCCGGAAGGGTCGGGACGGCAGGTACTATCCGCCGATCCTGCTGGACAAGGTCGACCTGATGACTCTGGCCTCGGTTGTGGCCGACCACATCAACCTGCTCAAGCGGGTCCACAGCAACGTGATCGTCGCCATCGACGGCGGGGGCGTGGGTGGTGGGGTGATCGACCGGCTGCGCCAGCTCGGGTTTAGCCCCATCGAGGTGCAGTTCGGCAGCAAGGCGAACGATCTGCGGCGCTACGCAAACAAGCGGGCCGAGATCTGGTCGCTGATGAAGGAGTGGCTCAAGGGTGGCGCGCTGCCCAAGCGCGACGACATCGTTTCCGACCTGGTGAACGTGGAGTACAGCTATACCACCGCCGACTCGATCTTGCTGGAATCCAAGCAGAGCATGAAGGCGCGGGGCTTGCCGTCGCCGGACATCGCGGACGCGATCGCGCTGACCTTCGCAGTCACGGCGCCGATCGCCAGGCCAGGCGAAGCTATCCGGCCGCTGCAGCACGGCGAGACCTACCGGCCCTATGCCTACCTGGAAAGGCCAAGCATGGGGGGAGGCTGGGCAAGTGCCGAAGATGCACGGCTGGCCAGTCGACTCTACGACCACCCCGGCCAGGCATCTGCGGTGTACGATCCATACAGCAGCAAGTGCTGAGTCAGGAGCGCGCGGCCGGAGTCACTCCGGTTGCGCGCTGTCCGGCTGCTGATCAAGCTTCGCGAGCTGCTCTGCGGGCTCAGTCTGCTCCGGTTTCGGCCGGGGCCAGTTCTTCGGTGGCTTCACGCCGCAGATGACCACGCCGCCCTTGAGCGGGTGATTGTCGGGCAGGGGTTGGCCCCTTCTGTCGATCACCGGCATAGCGTTGCCCTCCGTGTCTGTTCGCCCCGATGGTATAGCAGATGCTGATCGTGTGGCGGCTATGTCGCTGTCACGGTATGTGCTGGAGGGTTATGATCCCCGCACCCCTGGCAGCTGTGCCGCGCGGGTGGGTCAGATTTTCCGATGGACGGTAAATCTGACGCTTGTTTTCAGGGGGTTCGGGTTAAGAGGCCAGCATTCATGGGGCCTGCAGCCGTCCTGTTCATGATTGAGTGGGAGTGATCTGACGCATCAGGGCAGCCAAGGCTGCCCTGATGCTATCGGGGTCGTAGTACCAAGGGGGAGATTCAATGGCTTTCACACGCAGGCAGGTCCTCGGCGGCCTGGCC